CACATGCTAAGGTGATCAAAGATTTGTCTGTAGGACCGATGGGTAGTAACCGGGGCAGATTGATGCAGCTACTGGAAGAGCTTGCTAAGGCTACGCCCAAACAACCAGCAATAGTTCAAGTACAGGCAGCGCCGGTCAGCGTACAAGAACTAACGCCACAAAATGGCCAAGAGCTTGATGTTTTACTGCAGTTAAGAAAAGCCAGGCAGCGCCGTGCCCAATGCAGTCAGCAATTGCATGCCTGCGACACCGACGAAGACCGGGCAGCTGTCTGCGATCTAATCGACCGGGCTACGAAGGAAGTACACCGGTTAGAAAAGCAGTACAGTCACTTGAAACGCCATGGCACATTGCCAATAGAAGAAGACCGGCCGTTGCCAACTACTCTGGAAGAACTACAGAAAGAACGAGACCGTATAAGTAGTCAGAGATTAAAAGTTGAACAACGGCTACTGTTTTTGTACAGCCTTCCTGAAAACAGCCGGAAGCGAAAGCATATCCCAGACAATGAGCGCAAGCTGCGCGAAATAAATGCCAGGTGGATAGCTGCGCGTTGGCACCTGAAAAAAATGACATATGAACCAAAAGAAAATGACGCCTGAAGCGGCTGCTCAGCTGGACCAGGTAGAACGAATCGTTGCGCATGTAGATGACAACTATGAATTGCTCGAAGATGACCTGCCTTACTTTGAACAATTGACTCAGTGCTTTCGCATGATACATGATGACAACGACAAGGAGAGCTCCAGGAAGAAAATCAAGATGATGTTTCCTGGCTGCGATCATCGCAAGCTACTGGATGATACAGTGCGCGTGTATGGAGACTTCTTTATCATCAACCGGGCAGCAATGCGAATCATCCAGGAGAAACGTCATCAAGCCTTGTATGATGCAGCTATCCGTGGTGATGATTTTGCGACAGCAGAGCGCTGCCTTATTGCGATCGACAAACTTCATCGGCTGTATGAGAAGCATGATGATATGCCAGCCACCCACCGGCAGCTACCAAAAGTAAGATTAACCACCGATCCTAAAGCACTAGAAACACTAAAGCAAAATGCCAAGACAGGAAGTTGAGCTATACTACAATCCAAAAGTAATTGAATTTCTTAGCCTTGTTCGAAAAGTAAAAGTGTTCAAAGCTGGACGTGCGGCTGGAAAGACACGCGGCATTCCGGAAGATATACTTATGCGGGCAGAACAACTGCCTAGGGCTCGCATCTTCCTAGCTTCTACAACTTATGAAGCGATTTCTCATAACATCATGCCTGACATCCACGAGGTTTTCCAATTGCATGGGCTAATTCCCGGTGAGGACTATGTGGTAGATAAAGCCCCGCCGGAGTGGTTTGTCAAGCCATATAAAGTGCTCGATGATCCAAGGAACAGTATTCACCTGGTTAATGGATTTGCCATTCAAAAAGTCAGCTTTGCCAAAAACGTAAAAAAGTATCGGGGCCGATCTTTTGACGGCGGCATTATTGATGAAGCATTGAACTTTGATCAGTGGACCGTAGACAATATTCTTTTGCCTTGTTTGCGCGGGCTGGATATGTGGGATGACAATAAACTGTGGAAAATGCTCAGTATCTACAGCTCGCATCCGCGGACTACGGAGGGCAGCTGGTTCCTCAGATACCAAGAGCTTGCTCAGAAATTTCCAGACTTGTATGCGTGGATAGAAGCAACGGCCTATGACAATATTGCGGTTGTCGGAGAAGAATACATTGAGGAACAGAAAGCCAGCCTTTCATTCATGGACTTTAATATTGAGATACTCAACAAAGGCGATGTCAAAGATATGCCCAGCCTTTTCTACTACGCATTTAAAGAAAAGAAGCACTGCTATCGCGGACAGGTCAAAGAAGATATCAATACTTACAGCCCACTGGCGCTAAGCTTTGACTTTGGTGGCCGTTACAGTTGCATGACTGTAATCCAGCCACAAGGCAAAGAAGAGCGGGTAGTCTATGAATTTGATACCAACATGCTGACTGATGCTGAGCAGGAAGCAGGACGCGTAAAAAAAGTACCGGATTTAATTCGTGATTTTGTAAAGCAATTTGAAAGTCATCAATGCAAAGAAATTGAAATCTGGGGGGAGCGCATGGGCCTAAAAGAGCAGGAGCTGGAGGAAATGACAATCTATGAGACCATTATGCAGTTGCTTTCTGAAGCAGGCTGGGAGCCACATCTAATGGTTACTTACCAGGCAGGAGCATTGCACAAAAGTCGCTGGAACTTTATGAATAGTGTATTGACCGAAGAGATAGAAGACTACCCTGTTTTGCGTATCAATATATTAACCTGCTCCAATTTGGTCACAAGTCTGGAGCGAACCAAAGTCAAAGACGATTTCAAAAAAGATAAGTCCGAGGAGCGCAAGGCAGACGCGAATCAAAGCCATGCCCCACACCTTACAGATACGCTGGATTACTACCTTTTCAACAAGTACTTTTACTTACTTGACGATGATTATTCAAGCCTTCCAACCGGCATTGATGATGGAATAGAAAGTCTCTGATAACAGTATTGCTCAATGTGTAGTTTTGACACTATCTGTGCGGAACAAACATTTGTGCCGGCGCGCCTTTCCTTTTTTAGACAAATCACATGGCCCTCGTTCTTAATATATGCTGATGCTTCTGTCCTACCTTGTCCCACATGCGCGATGCATCTTGCTGATGATGAGTAATTGGATACATATCAAAGAAGTACTGGCAGACATGGAGCGCGTCATGGAGGATGGTAAGCAGCATATGTTTAGCCTTTCGTGGGTACGTTCCAGAGATAGTAAGAACGGTAAGCGCGGATCTATCAAGCATGTGCGCAATGCAAGTAAGTACACAAAGCCTCAACGCAAGACTGCCCAGCCTGGCCATGGCTGGCAATTCAAAGAGCATGATACCATACCTATACAAGACATAGAGGCAGACATGTTGCTGACCCCTAAATGGACACACATCATTGAGTACAATGGTAAACTGGTAAGACACTATGGATGAAGTATATGACGATGATGAAGTAATGATCGTACCAGGCGCCAGCCTGTTAGTTCACTTTGAACCAGAGCGTAACAAGACCGTGATGGGTACTTATCATGCAGGTGAGGCCCAGCACCGCATTGTCTTTTGGGGTAGCAATAATAGCCTCCCTGAAGAGCGCGAATATATCATAGGGAATAACAACATCGTACCGCAAATCATACGCACCAAGAGAGACCTGATCATTGGAGGCGGCATGATGGCCTATCGTGAACGATATGAGGAAAAGGATGGCAAGCGCATCCGTATCATCGATGAGGAACCCATACCAGCCGTATTTGAAGATTTTGTAGAGAGGCAGGAAATGATGTACGGTGGTATTCAGGAAATGTGCAACGACCTGCTTAAACATGGTAACTTTTTTGTCGAGTGTGGCATGAGAGGCGATGATAAGCCTGCATACATCAAGCCTCATTGCGCCAGGTACGTAAGGGCTCAAAAACAAAACAACCGAGGACAGATCCCTAATTACTTTGTATATGGAGAATGGGGCAAGGTAGCTAGCCAGCAGCGACTGGATGAAGTCAAGAAAATGGATCGTATCCTGGCTTTTGACCCAAGCAGGGAGAATCAGCCCGCTAAATTTATGATGCATGGTGCTGACAAGCTGATGGGCGGGCCCTATTATTATGACCCGCACTATGCCGGAAGCTCTATTTGGATCAAAGTCGCCAATGCTATTCCTCAATTTCACCTCAAAAATCTCGAGAACGGTTTCAATATCCGGTATTTGATTAAAGTGCCTGAAGACTACTTTGCCAGGTCGCTTAATCAGGAAGACAGAAAGAATAATGAGAAAGTACGCAATCACGTGCGAGCGGCAAAGGTGAAATTCAAAAACCGCCTCAATGAGTTCCTGGCAGGAGTTGACAACGCAGGCCGGGGCCTTATCATCACCAAGCATTTCTATAAATCGATTCAAAAAGAATGGCCTGAGCTTGAAATTAAGCCTTTGGAAGTAGACCTCAAAGACGAAGCGATGCTCAAGCTGTTTGAAAGCAGCAATCAAGCCAGCACCAGCGCCCACGGTATCCCGCCAGTGTTAGCAGGGCTTTCCACCGGCGCCAAAATGACATCAGGCTCAGAAGTACGAAATCTGTACAACTTCTGGCAGATCAGTGCAGCCCCAGTTCCCAGGAAAATACTTCTTATGCCTTACAAATGGGCTTGGCGCCAAATGGGCCTTGACAATACGCTCAAACTAGGATTCAGAAACACAGAGCTGACCACCACCGATAAAAACCCGACCGGTGCCGCTCAGCCGCAAAGCCAGGAAGAAAATGCTCTTTAAAGTCACCACCACCCCCCTGCCGCCCAATCCGCAGGTCAAAGACACTGAATTCAAAGATTTTTTCCCGGGAGTCAACAAAAACATGGCTTGGGATACCTTACAGCCATTTGTACAACAGGCAGAAGACCAAGAAATCATCCCTGCTATTGGATTGCCTTTTCATCAGGAACTTGATACCGAATATCAAAGCACTGGCTCAATTGCTGATCAAGATAAAGCCTATGTTTTCCGGTTACTTCGGTCAGCGCTTGCCCATTACGCCATGTACTACGCATTGCCACAGCTCACCCTTCGAGTAGGCGATGCAGGGACCAATGAGACCAGCGCCAGTGATATAATTCCTACCAGACAGTGGGTTTTTCAGCTTAACCGATGGGAAACTTTGCGTACAGCTTCAAAGTACATGGATATGACTTTGGCAGCTATGGAGGCAAAGGTAGCTGATGGTATAGCTGTTTTTGATACCTGGAAAAACAGCGATGCTTATTCTGAAAACCGAGCCTTGCTTATTCCTAATGCCCGGGCATTTCAGCAATATTACAACATCGATAACAGCCGCATGACTTACATGAAGCTGCAGCCATACATACGCAAGGCAGAACAGCGCTTTCTGCTGCCTCTTCTTGATGCCTTTTATACCGAATTGAGCACCCAGCAAAAGGAAAACACCCTTTCTACTGAAAACCAGTCCATATTGCCGGCCGTGCAGCGCCTGCTCGCAGAGTATACAGTCATTTTAGCAATACCGGATTTGAATTTTGTAAACGATGGCGCAGGCTGGCGTGTCATCGAAAATCCAAACGCCAACCCCCTGCCCCAACAGCAAGCTATGGCAGCCGTGCAGCAGCTGCACACCAAAGCTGAACAAAATGCGACCCATTTTGAAGTAGAACTCAAAAACCTGCTGTATGCCAATCTGAATGATTACCCAACCTTCCGGGATTCTGCCGCCAACGATTTAAAGCTGGATAGTGATGAAGATGGCATCCCGGACGGTGAAGAAATTCAAAAACTGCCGCCGGAGCCCGGTGCAGTCATTCTATAACCTTCAACATTACTCAATTATGCAAGTCGATTACAAAGCCCCTATCCGGGGCATCGCAAGACTCATTCTTTCCCTGCTGACACAGTTGGGCGCGTTGTTTGCCAAACAAATTCAAGATTTGGAGCTTCGCGCAATGGCAGTAGGCATCCTTGACGGTGCCGGGCAGGCGGTAGACAAATTGTCTGATTCAAACCCAGATGACAAAGAACAGCTTCGGGAAATCCTGAATGAGCTGGTAAGCAAACCAGAGTTTTCCAACAGCGCCAAAGCCGAAATCTTGGGGCACATCAGCAAGCTTAACAATGAGCAAGTCCGTACCGCACTGACCGTCATTAATGAAAATATCTTCCCGGTAGCGGACTTGTTGACAGATGAGGACAATGACAATACCGAACAGGTGCGCGCCTACCTGGCAAATGTGCTTTCAAGCCCGGAAGGTGTTGTTTTCTTCAACAGTTTGCTTGGAATCATTCTCCCTGAAACTTACGCCAATGCACTGACTTTGGTCATCATTCAGGCGCTTATCAGTTGGCTCGAAGAGGATGGCGACACTTCTGAGGAAAAAGCCCGCACCATCCGCACGCTTCGAAATGCGCAGAAGCAATACAGCATTGCGGCATAAGATTGAGTTTTCTCTAGTAAGTTTTGTTGAGCCTGGTGCTTATGCATCGGGCTTTTTTTGTGCTATCTGCTGCCAATCTATGGCCCGATATTGATGCCATGGAACAATTCGACGCCAAAGTACTAGACACCATTGAGCAGGTCGCCGACTATTTTGCCACCCAGACGGTGCAAAAATGGGTAAAGAATATCCAGCGACAAAAGCTGATGAATACCAAACAGCTGCTTAACAGCCTTGACCAGGAAACCAAAAAAGACCTGGGCCGTCTGGTGGTAGTAATGATGTTTGCCTTTGAAGATTATGGGCGGCAGCTGGATATCAAAAACAAATATTGGGGAGATCAGCCTCCTGTACAGAGGATTTTAAATTGGGTAGAAACAAAGCATTTATCAAGCTTTGGGCCAGACCCAAGACCCTACAAAAACAAGGTTAAAACACCGGAGCGCAGACGCAATGAAATTGCTTGGGGCATTGCCAGAAAAATAGCCATATCTAAAAAAGGCCCTAAGCGTACGCCATGGTTTCAAAGCACCCTTTACAAAGGGCTCAATGCTTTTTATGAAGAATTAAGCATGGGCGTAGCAGATCGATCTGTTGAAGAAATGAAGGAAACTTTGGCTTGGCGATTAAAACGAGGTTCAACCATCAAAGTATTTTAATCATGGCAGTAAGAAAAGATACTATTCAGGTTGCTTTTGACATCGAGGCAAGCCAAGGCGTAAAAGCCTATCAAAGACTCCTGGACCCTGCTAAGCAGCTCAACAGTGAGATGCAAAAACTCAAGCGTCAGGGCAAAGAGAATACGGAAGAATACAGAAAGCTGGAAAAACAAGCCGCCAGCCTTAACCGGCAGTTCAAGGATTTTGATGTAGGCGTTGCCAACAAAGCCCAGCTTATTGCCAGGGCAAAAATGCTCAACCGACAAATGTTTACTTTGGTCAAAGGCACTAAAGACTATGTCAACACAGCGGATGAGCTGAAGCGCATCAATACAAGGCTCAAAGAGATACGGGACGACACTAAAGGCGTGTCCCAAGGCATGCAGGAAATATCCATCATGGGCCTTAACCTGCCACCTGTCTTTCAAAAAGTAGCCCGAGGCATACAGGTCGCTATGAAGGCGTTCTTTGCCTTTCAGATTGTCCAGTACGTAATAGACTGGGCAAACCAAATCAATGAGCTGACCAAAGAATACCAAAAGCTAAGAGGCCAGATAGAGCAGACTACTGGTGCTGCCGGTTCCGAGTTAGATAATTACACAGTTCAGCTTTCGGCAATCAGCAAGACGTTCAATGTCGAAAACCAAGAAATCATCAATGCGGCAACAGCTCTCACCAAGCAGCTCACTGGAGATTTTGGCGAATCGCTTAAATTAATTGAGCAGGGCTTTTTGGCTGGCGCAGATCGAGGTGGGGATTTTCTTGACCAAGTCAAGGAGTATCCTACTTTCTTCCGTGAGGCAGGGCTGAGCGGAGAGCAAATGATCGCTACGATTTCACAAGGTGTTCAAGAAGGAGTCTTCTCCGATAAAGGTCCAGATTTGATAAAAGAATTTACTCTAAGGGTTCGTGAGCTGACACCTGCTACACAAAAAGCGC